CGCCTGGAGAGGCGGACCGCACGGTTGGAGGGGACGGACGCCGAGACATGGCGGAGCTTCGCCAAGACCGCCTCGGCCTCGACGAGGGAGGCGAGGATCGAGTCAAGGCTGTCGAGGACCTGCTTGTGGAGCTTCATGGCCTCGTCGAGGCCATCCCTGCGGTCGCGTACCTCGTCCTCGGACAGGGCCGGGAGGGGTATGACAGCGGGCGCCTGTCCGATCTCGGGCATCCAACACCCTACTTTCCGGACTTCGGGAATGCGACCCGGAAGGCGATCCTCTTGAGGCTCCTGCCGTGCATGAAGGACTCAAGCACGTCCTCGATTATCTTTACGCAGCCCATGTCCCCGTCCATGAGGCGCTCCCAGGACCCCCCGCCGAGAAGATAGCTGCGGTAAATCTCGCCGAACTCCTTGCCCGAGATCTTCTCGTCCGGCCCATACACGTGGTCCGCAATCTGCCGGACGATCCGGTAGGCAGTCGTGTCCTTGACTCCGGCGCCTTCCATCGCGTTCCGGAGGGGATAGCAGGCCTATCGGCGGGCCGATCTGGACGGAGTCCTCTTCGAGATGCTCCCGACGCTCGGAATCCCGCCGTGCATCCTGTTCCGGGACCTGTGGTACTGGGCGTAGCCGACCCTCTGGCCGACCGGGACGGGCGCGAACGGGAAGCCGCGCCCGCTCGCCTCGAGGACTCCGGGGTTCTCGCGGATGTACTCGTTGGCCAGGAGAATCGAGCGGGCGAGGGAGTCGGACTGGTCGTCGTGCTTCCCGACGACCTTCGGCGCCTCGACGACGATGATGTTCTTCCCGCCGGAAGTCGCCTGGAGCTCCAGGAGCTCGGAGATGATCGGGGAGTGGCGGGCGCCGGAGATCTCCGTCGACCCTACGGGCAGCGGCCAGTCGTACAGGGCGAGCTGGCGGTTGAACATCGCCATCTTGAAGGTCTGGTACATCTGCGAAGAGTCGGAGGCGAAGAAGTTCCGCATTTCGAACTGCCTCAGGCCGCGCTTGTGGAGGACCTGCTCGAACACAGGTCCGGCCCACTGGTCGAAGACTCCCTTGTGGATGTAGAAGCGCTTGGAGAGCGCCAGGAACCAGTTCGCAATCTCGTCGATGTCGAGCCTCTGGACGTCCTGGAGGCCCATCGCGTACGGGACGATCGGGACCTCGAGGTGCGGGTTGGAGTCGCGCCAGCTCTTCCTGGGGTACCAGACCTCGTGGTAGGCAAGCTGGATGCGGCCTCCGGAGAGGCTCGTCAGCGCGATTGCCGTGCCGTCGCCGGACAGGCCGAAGTCGACACCGCCGAAGTGAGGGTCCCGGGGGAGCCCGCGGACCTGCGGCCTGAGCTCCGGAACGATGCAGTCCGACAGGTCCTTCCAGTCCTCGATCCAGCCGCGGACGCGGTCCGAGAACTCGGCGCCGTGCTCGGTCATGAACGCCTTGGGATCCTTGGCGCTCTCGACCTCGTAGTACTCCTTGGAGAGGGTCGGGTTCACCTCCCACGTCGGCGCCTGGATGACCAGCATGCCCTCGGACGCCTTGTCCTTGGACATCGCCATCTGGTACACGCGGAAGAAGAAGCCCTCCCTGGCGTCCGGGGAGGAGATCAGGACCATGCGGCCCTCGGACGGGCCGAGGGGCTTGTGCTTGTTCTTCTTGTCCTTCGGGGAGAACGTGGCGAGGGACGGGAATATCGCCTTGTAGACGCGCTCCGCGGAGCTCTTGCCGTCGTCCACGAAGAACGCGATCTCGTCGAGGATACAGCAGATGACTCCGCGGCCGCGGAGCCCCTTGGCGATCGAGCTCTTGAAGGTCGCCGTGATCGTCCCCTTGGCGCCCTCGCCGTACTTCTTGCGGTCGCCCTCCGTGCGGAACCGGACGTAGGTCTGGGTCGTGTTCGCGATGTTGTTCTTGAAGTAGTCGACGGCCTCAATGTGGGACTGGACGTCGCCGTAGACGATGGAGGCCTGCTCCTTGTCATTGGCCACGCAGAGCACGCGTATCTCGGAGCCCGGGAGCATGCCATAGAAGGACTGCGGGATGCCGCGGCGGAGCAGCTTGTACAGCTCGTAGGCGGCGAATATCGCCGACAGGGCGCTCTTGCCGGACCGGCGGCCGAGGACGAGGATCAGCTCGCGGCGGTGCTTCCCGTCCTGGACCCGGATGTTGCACCGGCCGCGGTCGTACAAGTACTCGAGGTACTCGACCTCGGTGAGCTCGTGAAGGACATGCTCGCCGAACTTGTCGGTGATCTTGATCACCTTTTCGACTGCGTCGAGAGGGATGTTGTAATACAGCTTGACGATGAAGCGCTGGACGGGGTACAGGCCGTTCGGAAGCAGCTTGAACTTGTCGATGAACTCGATGATGGACAGGAACTCGACGTCGCCGTCCTCGCCGCCCTTCTTCGCCTGGCGCTTCTCGTCGATGAAGGACGTGATTTCCGACACGAGCGTCGGCCTGTAGACGGGCTCCTTGGACGGCATCAGGTCACCGGCCTAAGAAGGCGGACACCATTCCTTGCACGGAACCGTCTCTTGTTGTGGTCCGCCATGCACTTCTTGCACATCAGGTATGTCCGACCGTTCTTATGGAGACGCTGATAACACTCTGACTTCGGAACCGAACCATGCTTGGGACACTGCTTGGATTCCGAGTCTCTCTGCCGCGTGTTGTTACCATACTCGGGGCTCTGCCACAGACGCTTACTTGCGGCACCGATCTTGGCGCGAGTCTCTTCATTGTGAGTTTTCCCACGCCTGATGGCGGCGAGAACCTCCCTGGATTCCGGCGAAAAGTTCGGGGATATATTCGTCATGCGAGCTCTGCGTTCGGGGTCGTCCCAGAGCTTCTTTGAATTTTCAGAACACTTTGCCCGATACTCCGGATCGTCCCAAGGGTTCCTGCGGATCGGATGAGGCGCGTGCTTTCCGCCCTTTGCCAGGTTGAATCCCCTCTCCGGGTTCCTTGTGTCCAGGAGTTCGATCCAGCACTCTTCGGCGAGATTCGCCACGTCGAGGTCATAGCAGACCTCAAGCACCTCGTGGGAGAAGGCGTCCTTCCCGTACTTCCGGATTGCGTTCGGGAAATGCCACCGCCCTCCCTTCGCGGACTTGGATTTGTAGACGTGATCGTTCCAACGGGCCATCATCGTCTTCTTGGTGAGGCCGACATACCGTCGACCATCGGCGATCAACGTGTGGCAGTAGATCGTCCAGCGCTCCACGCCGAACCAATCTCATAAAGCTTCTAGCCTACGGCCTCCACGAGCCTCTTCTCCCAGTCGGTCATATCGGCCTCCATCTGCTTGAAGATGGTGTCGATCGTGCTCTCATCGACGGAGACCTTCGTCATGGAGTTGTAGAGGAACTCCATCCAGAGCCTCAGGATCTTCTTGAACTCCGGGCTCTTCAGGTCGAACCTCTCCGCCCGCACGTTCTCCTGGCGCTTCAGCAGGACGTCCGCGAGCTGGCGGAGGGACGCGATGCGGGAGATCGTGTAGTTGGCCGTGTTCTTCCCGTCCAGGGTCGCCTTGCGGCGCTCGTACTTCAGGTGGGCGAGCTCCTCGGCTATCTCCTTGAGGACGAGGTCCACGATCTCGGAGGACGCGGCCTTCTGGTCGACGGCCTGGACGAGCTCCTGCTTCTTGACGTAGGACTCGCGCTCCCGGACGTCCTTGTCCACGTCGCTCGGATCGATCACGTCCGGAGTCGGGACGTGGCCGCTCGCGCCGATGACGTACGGCGCCCCGATGTCGGCGGGGGTCGTCTTCTTCCCGCCGGGGAAGGTCAGGACGGTCCCGTTCTTCTTCTTGTCGTCGGTCGGGGTCTCGTCCATAAAGGACCCTACTGGCCTTCAGTCGTCCAGCGTCGGGCCCTGGATCTCGAACTCGACGGCCCTTGACTTCGATCCGGACAGGTCGACGGTGATCTCGCCGGCCAGCTCGTACTTCTCGACGGGGTTCTCGACGGGCGGCTGGACGACCGGGAGCATCCGGCGGGCGGACGCGACCCTGTCCCGGACCTGCGTCGGAACCTGGCGGATCATGGCCTTCGAGTACTTCGAGCACCATCCGGGGGCCGTCTGGAGGACGCACCCGGTGCACTTCGAGGACGCGAGGACGTACGGCGCCCCGCGCTTCCGGAAGTGCTTCGCACCGTCGTCGCATCCGCGGCCGTAGTCGCGGTAGGCGGTCGGATCGACGAAGTAGTGGCCCTGGACGCCGTCGTCCATGGAGGCACGCCTTCCGACCTCGGGGACCTGGGAGAGGTCGTCCCTGGAGTAGCGCTGGAGGATGGCGGACTGGAGGGGCTTCCCGGAGAGGCCGGAGTTCATGAGGTGGGATACCGTCCTGCGCACCTGTTCGGGATCCATCTCCGCATTGGAGGACTCCGCGCCCGGGGGCCCGTTGTGGGCTGCCTGCACGTGGCCGGAGTACGCGGCGGCGTGGTGGAACGTGGT